CTGGTTATTGCCGTTTACTAATTCAGTCACTAAAGTATCGTAAGGTGTAAAATCTATAAAGTCATTCACTAATCTTGCTATGTTTACTTTAGCGTTTCCAATCGATGCAGTTGGATTTGCTATTGTCTTTTCATAACTCGGTGTAATCGGTGGTGTGGATTTAGATCCGTTCCAAACAAATATCTCCAATTGAAATTCAGTACACGTTAAACCGCTAAGTGGTGCGACAAATGGTATTGTTAAATTGTAAGGCGATAAACTTTTTATCATTTTAATGTATATTTTAATAAATTTTCTACTTCTAATGAATATGCTTCAATCAATTCATCCGGCAACTTCTTAAATGCTAATTCAAAAGGGCGTGAAAAGAAATCAGTTGTTTTCAATCCTTTATTCCAAATCGAATTACGAATTAAAAAAGCGGTTTGTTTGTATGTCATAAACCTACCATTCCCCCTATCTTTAAACTGTATTCTTTTTCTTTGTACCCATCCGTTAATGCCACTTGTTAAACCTCCACTTTTGCCCGTTCCTGTTCCAAATTTAAACGGGCTATTCGGTGCTTTTGCGGAACTCTTAACCCCTTTTACTCCCTTATCTACAAACTCACCGTAATCAGTCATTAAAAACGATAATTGAAAGCTATTCTTTGAAACTGTTAAATCATAACTTATCGAATTGTAAAGGTCACCCCTATCCTTTTTGCCTTTCTTAGTTAGGTTTGATTTGGATTGTTGTACAATAAACTTTCCAAAGTTATCAAGATATGTTTTAGTTTCCTTCACAAAGCGATATTGTTGTATTTGGCATTTCAACTTCAAACGTCAATATCCAACCGTCTAATAAATTGGTCCTAACAAATGATTGTATTTCTAAGGTTGGGTTTTCACTTGATGTTATGTTATTCTTTTCGAAATCGGTGTACATTTTTAACCACATTCTGTTTAAAACCGCTAAGGTTAGATTGTGATTATCAACCTCGTTATCTTGTTCCCAGAATTTATCTGTTCTAATTTCTTTGTTTACATCCCGAATATCAAAGCACCCGATTTGCATTCCAAATTTAACAGTTTGCCCGTTTGAAAATCCTGCATCCGTAATATTGATGTGAACTAATGGGAATATATTTGCCTTATCTAAATCAAGTAAATTGAAATCCCCTTTAGTAACTGTATTGACTAAAGTATCTGCCTCGGCTAATTCTTTAACGTAGTATAAAAGTTCGGTGTACTGGTTCATTATAATTGGATATTTTTATCGTTGTTTCTTTTCATTATCGATGCTTTTAATTTTTGCTTATCTAATTTGTGAGCAAGGTGCAAATGAATTTCGTGTACATTTAATTGCAATACCTTTTCCTTTTTTAAAATATTCCCCTTTGCTAATTCATCAATGGTTGCATACCATCCCCACTTTTCGAAATAGTCTGACGCTTGTTTTCCCTCGCTTGTTCCTCCTCCATATATCTCAGGGTATAACTCAACAATTCTTTTCGTAAATTCACAAAAAAAAACAGCGCACCATTTACGGCATTCATTGGTGTTAATTTCATTATCTCGGCTCGTTCACTTGTACCGTTATAATTCGTGATTGAATAGTTACCAAACACATCCTTATTTTTAATCGGTCTAAATAATATCGCCATTAAATTGTGTAATGTTTCAACATCATTTCCATACTTGCTTAAATCGAAATACTCTGCACCCGTGATTTTATCAAAGTTAGGAATGAAACCAAATTCAACATTATCAACTTTAAATGTACTTACAAATTCAATAGTACTTTCTAAAGCTAAATCTATTTGTTTTAGCATTTCTTCAATATCCTTTTGAGTAATCAAATTAAATTCATTAGGTTTTATCCCCGTGAATATTTGAACTTTCCTTTGATTTATCTGAAACTCATCTAGCCCTTCACGTTGCAAAAGCTCGTAGTATTTTTGATACTGCAATAATGTAATATCTCCGTTATGCTCTGGCAATTTAATCTTCATACTTATATAACTTAAAAAGTTTGTTTTTGTGACATGGTTATCGAATTGATATACCAAAGTTTCGACCTAAATGATAAACGATATTGTAACGTATTCCATCAATACTATGGTTCCAATTATCTAAATACAACTTACTGCCTTTGTCTAAATAAACATAATTGTTTAATTCTTTGGATATGTTGTGACTGTTTGGCTCAACGATTATTTCATAATCTTGCATAATAGAAACCCCGAACTCAATCGGTGGTTTATCACATCTTACAATATTATTCCCTTTTGCTCTTAACTCATCAATTAGCCTACCTTCCGCATTATCTCCAATGATTAATTTTCGTTGTGCATAGGAGTTATTTAAACTATAAATTTCTGACGCTGTTAGTTTGATTTTATAGTAACATTCTTTGACATAGATAATCTTTTTCTTTTTATCAATTGCTACTTCCGTTAATGTTGTTGGATCTATGCTATACCCGAAATCCTGCCCGTAAGAAGTTTGTAACCCCTCAGGATTGAACTCGCCAAACTTCCAGTTAGTAAACACAACTCCTTCCGCTTTATCCAACCAACCGCCTAGAATAACGTGTTGATACTTTTTAGGGTTTGATATTTTAATACGTTCAATTTCATCAATGAATGAAGTATCTAAGTTTTCAATATTATCTTGATAGGTTGTGTGAATATACGTTACATCGTCTTTGATACCGTTAAAACCTTCTTGCACTCCTTTACTTTCAAAGAAGCGTTTATAAATCCAATGCTCTTTAGTTGCAGGATTAAGAATTAAAACAATTCGGTTTTGTTTTCCTTTTTGTCGAATAGATAAGTTAATTTTATCGAATGTAGTTTCATCAATCAGTTCTTCAGCTTCGTCAAGTATCCAAGTCGTAACACCTTGCAACGATTTAAGGTTTGCAGTTTGGTCACCACTTGATGTTTTTATACCTCTGAATATTATTTCACTCCCTGATTGTTTATTTTTTATTTCTGACTTATTAACCTCAAAGTGATTATTCAATTCCATTAAATCAATTTTTTCTTGAAACTCTGGAATGATTGATAAATGTGCTGAGGTCATTGTTTGTCTTGTAAATAATATTCTATGACCTGCCTCAAACGATAAGAGGTTAGCAAATGTGCCAACCCCAAATGATTTAGAAGAACCTCTACCGCCAGTTATTATAAAATAACGTGTATCGTTTTCAAAAAGTGATTTGTATTTAGGATTTAAGGTTATCAAACGTTTTAGATATAACTATTTTTTTTATAACATTATTATTTTCTATTCCATTTTCATCAATGTCAACTACAAACACCAAACACCTGTTAAACTTTCTTAATAGAAAATCTATTATTTTAAATAAATAATTCATAACTTATCAAATTTAATTACATCTTTTAAATTAAAATCATTAACAGTTAGATTTGTATTACTATCTACTGTTTGTTTAGGCATACCAAAATAGTATTTAAACCATAATTCAACCGCCCATCTTTCACCTGCTTTAATTGCTGTTTCTAATTGAAGTATTGCCTCAGGTAAAAATGGTTTAAGATTTTCATACGCGTCTTGTAATTCTGATTTAGTCATTAATCTTTTGTCATCAGGTCTTACAGCTTTTGTACTATGTCCTCCGTTGTCTGTTCTTTTATCTTTCATAATTAATATAAATTAATTAATTAATTATTCACAATTAACTTTTGCATAATTGTAATTCAAATTACTAACTGCGTAGTAATATCCAAACTCATTATTTATACAATCAAACTCGATCGGGTTGCTAAATATAAACTCATAAGTAAAACCCCCACCGCCTACATAAGGACGTCGTAAATAAAACTCTTCAACGCAATCACATTCCGTTCCCGTTATTCTACTGTCGTCACTTGCTGAGCATCCCGATAGGATTACAAAAAGCAATAATAAAATTTTAGTTTTCATAAGCGTCAAATACTTTATCTAGTTTATCAATCATGTTAATTAATGGTTTAGGGCTACACCCTGAGCAAGGATACCAAGTTTGTCGGCTGAAAACACTTGCGTATAAATCGCAAACATAAACAATCTGCGCCCAACTTATTTTTAAGGTTCTTACTTCTTTAAAATCTTTCCAACTGTTATATTCTAACTCTGTCAAACATCGTGCCTTAAATCGATAAGGAAACAACTCATTTAACTTTTCTTTTCGTTCATTACATCCGCAATCTTCACCATCAACAAATATTTCAAATATTTTCTTTATTCCTGTTGTAGTTAATACCGCTTCAATAGTATCTCCTAATCCCTTTTGTTTTTTTGGTCTTGCCATTTAGTTTTAGTTTTATTTAATATCCTTCTAACAAATTGGTAATTTATATTTAATTCTCTTTGGATTTCGTGAAATGATTTGTCGTAACTCATTTCTATTAATTCCTTTTCATACCATTTTAAACCTTCAATTAATTCCTTTTCATTGTCGTCAATTTCAAATGTTATATCGGTGTCTTTAAAATCATAATTATCTACATCTAAAAACATTTTATCTTTTTTAATTGTATCAAGAAATATATTTCGCATTACAATTATCACATAAAAATCATTTTTATCTTTATCGTTGTTACATAGTTTAAGATACATTTCTTGCACTATGTCATCCGCCATGAATTTATTACGGCAAATTTTAAGTGCAATTGACCTCCAATAACTATCTTTTTTTGACAACTCTAATAAACTCATTTTTCAAAAGTACAAATTTATTCAACACCCCATTCAAAATAATCGATTTCTTTTTGAAGTTTAGAATAATCACCGCCTGAAACTATCAAGCGGTGTAATTCTTTTTTCTTTTCATCGATGCTAATTTGCTGGTGACCGTTACATTTATCGTTATAGTTTTGAAACTTACAACTCTTTGGATCGTGTCGGCAGGTCTTGCAGGATTTTAGCATTTTCTTATTAAATAATCTTTTAACCAAATCATTTTTGGTCTTATAAATTCGTATGCCACCCATATTAAAATGTATTTCATCTTACTTTTTGTTGTTATATAAACCCCATTTTTTAGGGTTTATCTTGTGGTTAAATGTTATATGTTTCATTATAATATTGCTCGGGTTTATATCCTCTATTTGGAATACTTAATTGGTCTGAACAACCTTTATGGTAACCGTCTTTTATCTGTTGCTTTTCCATTTCAAAAAACTTATAATAATCATTTATAAACTTCCTACCCTCAAGAGTATTTGTATTAAATAAATTAGGATGTTCAATCTCTAACTGACTAAATAATTCTTGCATTGCTGTTTTCATTTCTCTAATTGTTTTATCGCCCATTGAGCGTAGTTAATAATCTTTTCAAAGTCTTGTTTATCTTGTCCTTTTTTTCTCCAGCAGTATTTATCAATATTAAACCTTGCACACGCTAAACGTTCTTCAAGTGTCATATTCTTTTCTGCTCTTTCAAACGTATCAATTCCGATTTGGTATTGTTCTGGCTTGTTTACTATTTCGTTTATTGTATCTGATATTTTCATTTTACAAATTTATTAAATTATTGTATTACTATTACTTTAAGTTGTTGTTTATAATGGTTTTAAATTGGATAAATAACTCCTTTAGTATTGTGAATACAAAAAGCTATTTTACCAAGTTTTATAAGTTCATCTATTCTATATTTTTGCATTTCTTTAATTGTATCATTACCCTCTTTACATTCAATCCATGTATCTATTTCATTTTGTTTCATGCACAGTAAATCAGGAAAACCACTATCAGATAATTTAATAATATTTAAAACAGTCCACCCGTTTTTTTTATATTGGTTTATTATTTTACTTTGAAATTTGCTCATAAGATTTAAGTGTAAAGTTTTTCTTTTTTTCAATTACTTTTAATATTTGTAGGTCTAAAGTATTTTTGGCGAGTATAAAAAATACTTCTGTTTCTTTTCGTTCTTTGATTGTCAAGCGATCTAATGATTGTACAAAATTAGTTCCGCTAAATCCAAAATTCAAATAAATAAGTTTATCAGCTTTACTCAAATTTATCCCCATAGCTGAACTATACTGCTGCCCGATATAATGTTTGTCAGTTGTATTAAATTCGTTTAAATCAGTTGTGGCATCGATACCAAACACATCTAATAACATTTCAAGTTCCTGTTTAAAATAGTAAAATATTGCTAATTTACCTTTAAAGTTTTCTTTGATGTAAACTGCTTTTGAATTATCTATTATTCCAGTATTGCCACTATCAAAAATAATAGTTCCACTACCAAGCTGGTGTTGTTTACTCATTAATTTAACGCCACTATCTGCAATAATAGTTTCATTTTTACCTTGTATTATATTATCTTTTTTTAGTTTATCAATTAACCTATAAGTTACGGGTTTCATTTCAATAAATATATTTGTTTTTACAATTACATTTTCAAATCCTGCTTGTTCTTGTGTAAATTTATGTACTAATTTATCGATT